CGGCGATCGAAGACTTTTCAAAAGAAAGCTTGGATAACTCTTCGTGAGTTATCCCTCTTTCATAGATTAGTCATCTGGGTTTCGCAAACTGCTCAATATTCTTCGGCCCTGATCCTTCTTAATGAACGGATCGTTCGGTTAGTAAAATCTAACGGATTTTGGATGTCTTTCCAATATCTTAAGGAATCTTTACGATTGACGATACGTGTCATTTCGGGATCCCCGGAACCGAAAACCTTCTCTGAAGGTGTTCGTGTTTCGAGAGATCATTATGGGCTTCCCACAATTATTCCATTAACTCTTAGACGTCTCGTTAGAGATCCTAAGGCTAATGTTAATGTTGTGAGAGCCGTTCTGACACTGTTGTCGTCCTTTCGAACCTTCCCAACGCCTGTTAAACCTGATTTAGGGACTATAATAAGTCCTTTCACCGGGTTGGCCAAGACTCTCCCTAAAGGAGATCTTGTTAAAGCGTTGAGATCTTTGGGAGTACGAGCATCGGTTGGAACCTTTAAAGGTTTCATATCAGAATCTGCTGGACCAAACTCTCATGTAGCTACTTGGGGTGCTGGTATAGATGCATTAGCATTTATCCACTATCCTCGGCAGTTACTGAGTTTCGTAAGATTAGCCTTTTCGACTAAATCTTATGGTTATTTGATCCAATTCATAGTTTTAATTCTATGGGCAGGTCCTGTATATTTATTACTTTTAGGTCTACGGTTGATTAGACCGCTCCATCTCGGGCGTCTGTCTATAGTTTATGATCAAGCTGGAAAAGCCAGAGTTGTTGCAATAACAAACTGGTGGATTCAACTTGGTCTTAAACCACTCCATGAGTCTATTTTTAATAGCTTACGGAGGATATCAACTGATGGAACTTTTGATCAAACGAAACCGTTAGATAATTTATTATCTAACCCTCTCGCTGGTCATAAGTTTTACAGTTTTGATTTAACAGCTGCTACGGATAGATTGCCGATTGATCTTCAATGTGATATCCTTGACACCTTAGGTGTCAATGGTTCACTTTGGAGGTCTATGCTTTCCTTTCCTTGGTTCTATCGTAATACTTAT